AGCCGATCATATTTGGGAAGGCGGGCTCGTAATCGCGCACAATAATGCGTTTGACCGCCACGCATGGAACAAGACTTTCCCCGGTTTGCCGCTCGTGGTCGACCAGTGCGATTGCACGATGGCGCGCGGCGCCGCGATGGCATTGCCGCAGGGCCTCGACCAGCTTGGCGTGGCATTGAACGCGCCGATCAAGAAGGACCGCGACGGCCACCGGCTGATGATGCGGATGTGCCGTCCCCCGTTCATCGACGACGAGGACAAGCTTGCCGCGCTGGCCAACTACTGCAAGCAGGATGTTGAAGCCGAGCGCGCAATCGACAAACTCATTCCCCTGCTGTCCAAGAGCGAACGCCGCATCTGGATCCTTGACCAAAAGATCAACGATCGCGGTGTGCAGGTAGACGTTCAATTAGTTGAACGAGCTTATGACGCCGTGCAGGTCGCAGCCGAGCGCGCGCACAAGCGGATGCGTGAACTCACCCAGGGTCACGTCAAGAAAACCTCCGAAGTCGCCAAGCTGGTCGCGTGGCTCAATAGCCGCGGGATCCCATGCGAGAGCGTCGCCAAGGGCGAGGCCGAGGAGTTGGTGCTTCGCGCCGATCTGCTGGACGACTGCGTTGCCGCCGAGGCGATCTATCTCCGCCGCGAAGCCGCCAAGGCGTCCACGGCGAAGTATCAGGCCATTCTCAACTCAGTCTGCAAGGATGGTAGGGTCAGGGGCTCGTTGCGTTACCACGGGGCTTCTACGGGCCGCTGGGCGGGTTCGGGTATGCAGCCGCAGAACTTCCCCCGAGTCAAAGACCGGCAGGCGGTGATCGAGACGCTGGGCATATTGCAGGGCGAGCCTGTCAGCGGCGAGGCGTGCGACGCGATCAAGCTGTTCGTCGGTGAACCAATGGCGATGCTGTCGCAATGCCTTCGTGCGATGATCGTGGCGAGACCAGGGTGCAGGTTAATAGGAGGCGATTATGCCAATATTGAAGGGCGGGTTAATGCGTGGCTTGCGGGCGAACAGTGGAAAGTTGACGCTTTTGCTGCTTACGACCGGGGCGTTGGCGACGATCTTTATTCACTTGCGTATTCCCGTGCTTTTGGGTGCGCTATTACCCAAGTATCCCCCGACCAAAGACAGATAGGCAAGGTGATGGAACTCTCGATGGGGTTCCAAGGTGGGTGGCGCGCGTTTGAAAAAATGGGCGTCAACTACGGTATCAGCGTTGGCGAGAAGCGCGGTGAGCAGTTGAAGCACGCTTGGCGCGACGCTAACCCTGCGATCACGCAAAGCTGGTGGGAGCTACAGGACGCGGCGATTGAAGCGGTCGAGCATCCCGGCCTGTCCATTCCTGCGCTTGGCGACCGCGTCCATTACAAGGTGGCGCATGGGATGCTGTGGTGCCAACTGCCATCGGACCGCTGTCTGGTTTATGCTGCACCGCGGATTGAGTGGAGCGAGGCGACCGATGATCGCTCCAGCCGCCCGCAAGTTGTCTTCGACGGTGTCGACAGCTTGACCAAGCGGTGGGGGCCCAAGGCGCTCTACGGTGGATTGCAGTGCGAGAATATCGTGCAGGCGGTGGCGCGCGACATATTGGCTGAAGGGATGCTGCGGCTTGAAGCGGCCGGCTACCCGCTGGTGCTCACCATCCACGACGAGAATATCGCGGAACTGGAGATTGGCAAGGGCAGTACCGATCAATTTGCAGCGATCATGGAGCAGTTGCCGTCATGGGCGGCGGGGCTTCCAGTTGCGGTCAAGGCCTGGGAGGACGAGAGATATGTCAAATAATCGAAGAACAGGCTCGGTGAAACTTATGACGCCGCGCCAGTTGGATCTGTTTTCACTGCTTGATGGTGCCGGGGACGTGGCGATCAAGGCGTTGTACGAAGGCTACTACAAGCGCGACCCGCTGGGCGTTGGCCATCACACGGTTCGGCGGATGCAGCAGCAGCTAAGCTGGGCGATCGGCGCCTTGAACGCGCGGCTGTGGAGCGACTGCAAGCGCGTTATCCCCGGCATCTCACGCGGCACCTATCGTCTCGTTACGATCAAACCGCGGTAATGGCGCTAGGATCGACGGCGCACGCTTTGCGGGCCGCGATGCGCGGCTTCAAGGTGTTTCCTTTGCTCGAGGGGATCAAGAGCCCGCGCGACAAGGGCTGGTTTGACAGCGCCACCAAAAATGGCGGCGAGATAGCGAAGCTGTTTGAAGGGTCCAATCGCTACAACATCGGCATATCGACCAGCGACAATCTGCTGGTTCTCGACGTTGACGTAAAGAACGGCAAGGGCGGGTTGGAGAGCTTGGCTCGTCTCGACCTGCCGATGTCGCTGCTCGATACCTTTACCATGTGGACGCCATCGGGCGGGTTTCATTATTATTTTCACGCTACGCCCACGGTCAACAGCGTCGAGAAGCTGGGGCCCGGCCTGGATACGCGCGGCTATCATGGCTACGTCATCGGCGAAGGCTCGCAGCTAACCGGTCACAGTTCGCCCTACAGGATCCACAACGACGCTCCCATACGGGATGCGCCGCTGTGGCTGGTGCATAAGCTGGGCGAGCCCCGCGAGCGGCGCAAGCAGGGCTACGACGACGTTGCCCCCGACGATCTGATTGCGATCCAGCTAGCCGAAAGGCTGCTTGAAGAAAGCAGCGGCGCAGTTGAGAATGAGGGCGGCAATAATTACGCCTACATGCTTGCCAACCGGTTGAAAGACGTGGGCGTTGGCGAGCTTACCGCGTGGCGGTTGATGTCGGAATTGTGGAATGATCGTTGCGACCCGCCGTTCCCCGAAGACCAGCTACAAAGGCTGGTGGCCAACGCCTACACCTATGGCCGGAACCGGCCGGGTATGCTCCACCCATCCGTTGAGTTCTCCTCCGTCAAGCTGCTCTCGCCCGAGCGCAAGGGCCGTTTGTGGCTGCGTCATGGCGAGCCGTGGAATGAGGAGCATAGCTGGCTGTTCTACCAGATACTCCCGCCCGCTGGCGTCGCAGTCCTCACCGGCCAGCCGGGCAGCGGCAAGTCTTTCATCTCGGCATTCATCGCCGAGAAGCTGGCGATGGGGGCAATGTTCTTTGGCCAGGAGCCCGACGAGCAAGGCGCCACGATTATCATCGCCGCCGAGGGCTTCGCCTCATTCGGTCGGCGGATGTCGGTGCTGGGTAACGAGGGTGATAGTTGGGACTTGCCGATCAGCGTCACGCCAGCGTCGAACCTGTCGGACATGAGTTCGTGGGCGGAGTTGCGCAAGGACTTGGCGGAGGAGTGCGAGAGCATATTGCAAAACTTCAACATGCCGGTGCGGTTGATTATTCTCGACACGCTATCCGCCGCTGGCCTTATCCCCGACGAGAATGACAACAGCCAATGCGCCAAGGCGATGAAGAAGCTGGGTGATCTCGCTGTGGAGTTTGATTGCCTTGTGCTGCTGCTCCATCATCCTCCCAAGACAGGCGAGGGGCTGCGCGGCGGTTCGGCGTTGCTGGGCAGCGCCGACTATGTGCTGGCGATCAAGCCGATTGAGGGGAAGAAGGCCAAGCAGTTGATACTGGAGAAAGCGCGTGACGCGGATTGCCCGCGCGCGCTTGGCGGGTTTATAATCGAGAAAGTCGAGATTGGCGAGGATCGCAAGGGTCGACCGATCACCACGGGCTATATCAAAACCAGCGAGCACAAGATTTTCAGGAGCATTGCGCCCATCCACTACGAAATATTTCTCGACAGCATCACTTGGGCGCGGGCCGATACAGCGGAGTTGGACACGGGCGATCCAGTGCCGATCGAGTTGGTGCAGAAACAGTTCCGCGTGCGAGCGCCACGGTCAACCTCAAAACAGTATTTCGCGGCGCAGGCTCATGCTATAGCCGAGGAACGGATTGAGGTTATCGGCGGACAACTCGAGCAGCAATTCATCCAGGAACTCGGAAGCAAGATGCTATGAACCCGTCCAAAGCTGTCATGGATTTCATCAAGGGCTTTGAGGCGTGTCGCACGACGGCGTACATGCCAACGCCGAATGATCGGCCGACGATCGGCTGGGGATCAACGGGGCAGGACATCCACCTTGGGCTGGTATGGACCCCGTGGCAGTGCGACAGTCGCTTCTACAGCGACGTGATGAAGGTTGCGACGTCGGTCAACGGGATGATCGGGACACACCCGACAACGCAGAACCAGTTCGATGCGATGGTTTCGTTTGCCTACAATGAAGGGGCGCAGCGTTTACACGACAGCTTCATCCTGTCGTTCCACCTCAAAGGCAAGGACACCATTGCCGCACAATATTTCATGCACTACACAACGCAGGCCCATATCGTTCTCAATGGACTCGTCACCCGCCGCAAGGCGGAGATGGCGATGTATCTGAAGCCATAAGGATAAAGAACATGAGCATTGCATTTGTACTTATGCTGGTCGCCCTAATCCTGTTCGTGATCGCCACGGTTGGCGTTCCGACCCGGTTCAACCTCGTCGCTGCCGGCTTGGCCTTTGCCGCCGCGTCGTTTCTCGTGCCGATGCTTCACTAGGCTTTAGCGCGCTCGGCTTTGACAAGCTCGAGCAATTCCCCGAGGCGATCGTTGGTCTGCTTGCGCAGGCCAGCGGCGTCTACCCTGACCGATGCCGTGAACATCGACGAGGCCACCGCCTGTTTCGCTGACAGCAGCCGCGCGAAATGCTTGTGCTCCACGTCAAGCTCGACTTGCATGATCTGCCGGGCGTAGTCGAATGACAGGGTGAGAAGCTGCTCAAATTCTTCGGGCTTGTCTAGAAGTCCAAGCCCTGCGCGTAGCCCATCCGCTGTATCTCTGGTAGCTGGTCCTTCAGCCGCAGTCCAATGTCCGGGCGCCAGAACGGGGAGTTCGGAACCTCCAAAGTCTTCAGCATCCGATAGGCTCCCGTCCTCGCTTTCCGCACTGTCGTCCCAAATCCCGTCGCCACGCATACGTAATCCCCCGCTGTCACCAGACAGGGTTTTTCGACCACCTGGCCATTTACGTTGTGAGGTGCTTTTCCCTGCATCAACTCGCACGGGTGAAACCCTCGCTTCATCCACGGCTTGATCTGGTAGATCGGTATCCCTGTGACCAGCTTTCTTGTTAGCAGACTGAAAGGAAAGTCCGGTATCGCCATCACTACGCCGACCGCTACTAAATTGTTTTCGAAGGGGGATGCGTCCACGCCGTCCGATAAATCCGCCAGCCATTCCGCTACATCCCCTTTCAACATACCCGTCTGGATATTGAATAGCGGCCAGCCGGGACGCATCGTGAACTCAAGTGGCCACGGTTGGCCCTTGTCGTCGATGATGCAGTTGACATCAATGTAGCCGACATAGTTGATTTTGTGAAGCTCGTCCTCGAATGGTTTCAACACCTTGTCGGCGAGTAACGACTTGTTGACCACGCGAACCACGGTTCCCATCTCGCCTGTCGCGGGGCCGGTGTCGCCGGCCATCAACTTCTTGAACTCCCAATTCTCGCACCAGCCCTTGTTGAAACCGTGCGGGCCGAACCAGCCGCCGACCGCCATCTCGGTCCCCGTGACCAACTCTTGCAGCATGAAACCATGCTTGATGCTGCTCGATGATTTCCACCGCTCGAGCATGTAGACCATGTCGGCTGGCGACTTGGAGACATAGGTGAGCGACTTGTCGGCCTCGTCCCCGAGCGGCTTGGAGACAAAGGGACGCTGCTCCTTTTTCACATAGGCAATCGCCTGATCGTAATTGTGGAACTCCTTGTAGTCGGCCACCGGCAAGCCGCATTTCTTCATCAAGTCCTGTCCCGACGTGCGGTTCAATTCCCACTGCGCCGCCTCGACCGAGGGCCCAACGATCGGGGTGCCATGCTCGCGCCAGCTATCAAGCTCGCGCAGATATTTTACATTGTCGCCAAGAATGACGAGGTCAGCCCACTTCATGTGGTCCTGCCATACGTCAACGAGACTGGAGGGAGCGTGTAAACAACCTCTGCCTATGTCCTTGGTCCGCTCGACGCGGCGAATGAACCAGCGGACGGTGTGGCCCTGCTCCTGCGCTCGCAAGGCGTAGTCGAGCATGAACCCGCCCGGATCTATGAGGAGGAGCTTCATCGGTAGGCAACGTGAATATGCCCGCCCGTCGCATTGCGGGAGGGGTTGTTATATTCGTCCAGCACTTGCGCGCGATCAAAACCTTCGTCGCGTAGCTTCTGCCGCAGACGTGAAGCGAACGCCGACGCCTCGGCCTTTCCGCCCTTGATCGTGAAGTCCATTGCGCGGCCCTGTCCGTGAACATCGGACGCGGGATGGAACATATCATTCTCTGCGGTGATGCGATTGATACCGGGCAAGGCGGAAACGAAATCTACTATTGGTTTGAACTCGGGACGGATTGAGCCGCCTCCTGTTGCGCCGGGTTTGATGTTGGCGCCGCGATCGGGGCCGAACACGTCTTCCGCTTTTGGCAGGGGCGCGGGGCCGAACACGTCTTCCGCTTTGGGCGTCGACGCATTGGCCGCGGGGATAATGCCCCCGGCGTCCTTGTTAGCCTGCTTGCGCACGCCCTTCTCCTTGCGCTTCATCGCTTGCGCACCGTACTTCTTCTTGTTCGCTTCGTACCGTTCAGGGTTCTCCAGATAGGCCGGCGCCTTACGAATGCCGAGCGCGCTTTCCACTTTCGTAAAGCCGCTGTCCGGGCCCTTGCCAGGCTGGCCAAGAGAGATGGGGCTGGATTGCTCGGCGACGAACTTACCGGCTTCGGGAAGCTGTTGCGTAAGGCTGGCGCCGTCCGTGTA